TTAAATTTTATCCGCGTGATGCATAAGCACAAATTTATCCCACAACTGTTCTTCCGTCTCGACATGTTGCGGATCCTTCACAATAGTATTGGGGATCGGGCACACCTTCTGGCAGGTTGGTGTCTCGTAGTGCCCTACGCATTCGGTACACTTATCGCTGTTAATCTCGTAGATATGATCGCCCATTGAAATCGCCTCATTCGGGCATTCGGGTTCACACATATCACAATTAATACAGCGTTTAGTAATTAGTAAAGACATTTCAATGAATTACCGTTAAATCATTTTAAAATCAGTAAGTTGTATCGAGTTTGTATGCTTTACTGTCATTAACTTACTGTATGTTGATCCAGTGTATTTAACCTTGATAAACTCAGTCCAGCAACACAAAACCGCAACACATTGCATTTTGTCCCGTAAAAAAGACTTGTATGTGTGTGCTTGTTTTCTGCGCCTACGCAGATAAGGATTGAGAATGCCGCGCACTGTAACACATAATCCGGATAGCCCCAATAATGACGATGTTTTAGCCGCATCTGAAAAATGGGACGCCTGTAAACCCCCCTATACCAGCGCACACATGAAAATCTGTGTTGCTGCCGCCAAAATCATCCTCGCTGCTTCCGGCGTGGCTCGCCGTTCCAAATACGAAAAAGAGAACTATCTCCGTATCGATTTCAGCAAAGCCGGTAAGGTTACATTTTACGCCGAGTTTCCAAAAAAGATGGGCCTCAAGGGTAAAAAGCTCGGCGAGTGGCCGGAGCTCGCTATCCAGCTGGCGCGCGAAAAAGCGCTAGGTATGGCTGACTGTGGCTTGCGGGCAGAGTCAGTACATGCAGCGCTGGAAATGTACCGGGATGACCTCAAAGCCAAAGTCGCCCGGCAGAAGCTGAGCCCGGACAGTTTCACAACCTACGGGGTGCGTATCGACCGGATTAAAGCAACGTTCGGCGAGCGTGAGGTGTTCAGCGACGTAACATACAATCGGCTGGTGGAAGTGCTGGACGAGTGGATCGCCACTCGCTCGAACAATAACGCCCTGGAGTTGTTTGCCGAGCTCCGTCGGTTCTGGAAGTTCTGCGCACCTACTCTTTGCAACGGCCGCAATGTTGCCGCCAGTCTGCCAGATGATTATGTTTCCTCCCGCGTACAGAAACCTACCCCCACACGGCTTTTTACCGATATTGAATCAATCGCCCGACTCTGGCTCAATGTTGCTGCCTGCACCTCTGTACACCAGAAGAATGCTGTTCGCTTCATGATCATCACTGGCGTTCGTCCGATTAATGTCCATAACCTGCGCTGGGACTACGTTCACGAGGAGGCTGGTGAAATTGTTTATCCGGAAGGGGTTATCGGCATGCGAGGGGCTATGAAAACACAAAAGGCTTTCCGCCTGCCGATAACGCCTGAGATCCGGCGGATTATCGACGAGCAGAAAGCCTGGCGTGATTCAGTTCCTGAGTGCAACAGGGATTATGTATTTTTGCAGCCACGTGATCCAATGCAGCCATTTTCAAAACGATCACTGGATAAGCTGGTGAAAACATACAGCCCGGACGGGGCTGTAAAAGGAATAAAACATGATGGGACTGTTAAAGGGAAAGACGGTGCATTTAATACGATGTGCCGTAAATTCCTTAAGAGCAATGTTATTGCCTTGATGAAGGAAAGAGGCTATTCCCGATCAGACCGAAGGGAAATCAGCCTCCTTTGCCTTCACCACTCCAGCAAGTCAGATGACCCGATGGCAGAACATTACGACTTTTCTGATGAGATTTTGCAGGAAGAGATTGCGTTAAAGCGCGAAGCTTTCGAGGCTCACGAGCGGAGCATACTTGCGCAGGTGGCATTGCTACGGCGGCGAGGTTAATACTGGCTGCGACACTTTTGAATAAAAGCGTCGACATTTCGGCGCTCATAACGAACTACTTTTGCACTGAAACGAATTGGTGCCAGGATAGCCCGATGACGATGCTTAATATTCCACTCACATAGCGTTTTCTGTGTAATACCTAACTTTTGGCATACTTCATCCGGGGTGAGTAAATCGTCGGGTTTCTCGCTCATGCTATACCTCTCTTTTTCATGGCATCGAGCAGGATGTCCTGCACTGTTCGTTTTGAGTTGCGCCGCTCCATCACCATTTCGTCCATAGTGTCGGCCGCAATAATGTGGTGAATAAATACCGGACGATTGTGTCCGGCCTGTATCTGCCTGGTGGGGCCGATACGTTCAATAATTTGCTGATACTGCTCCAGGTCCCACCAGTGTGAGAAAAATACCAGTATGTTTCCGCCGTCCTGCATGTTCAGACCGTGGCCCGCGCTGGCTGGGTGTGCAAAGAGAACAGGAATCTTTCCGGAATTCCAGTCGCGCAGTGTCTGTGGATCTTGGTCGAGGTGACGACCGCGAGGGAATGCTTTAAGCAAGCGTTCAAGATCGTGTTTCCAGTGATAAGCAACCAGCACAGGTGCGCCAGCTGCTTCGGTCAGTATGCTGTCCAGCGCCTGTAGTTTGGTGTCATGCAGTTCTGACCAACTTCCGGTGTCGTCTGTGTATACTGCGCCACTGGCGATTTGAAGACACTTCAGTGTCTTTGCCGCGGCGTTCGGTGCTTCGATGCCTTCGCCATTCAGCTCGAGGAACATTTCCTTTTCCATTTCACGATACTGCTGACGGGCCTTCGGCGGCATATCCACGCGGATTACGTTATGGATGGGGTCTTTGATATCGAACCAGTCGGCCGCATCCAGCGAGAGGGTCACATCGGCTAACGCTCGCTGTATTTCAGCCTGTGAGTGAGCAAACGGCTCCAGTTTGGTCCAGCTCTGCCCCGGAAACTGTATCGAGTTGAACCAGCGTGAGGTAAACGCGCCGTAAGTGCGCCCGAGACGTTGCCCCTGGTCCACAAACCACAATTGTCCCCACAAATCTACCAGGCCGTTCGGTGCTGGCGTACCGGTGAGATTTATCCAGCGCTGGACATACTTATGCGCCACTTTTCCCAGCGCCGCCGCGCGCTTACCACCACCTCGCAGCCGGAAGGATTTTAGCCGGGTGCTTTCATCTGGAATGACAGTACCGAACGGCCATCGTTCTCCCAATTCCTCAACCAGCCAGACAAGGTTATCGTAGTTGATGGTGAACACGCTCGCGTTGCTGTTCGCCAGCGCTGCAGAGCGCGCTTTGGCGTTACCAACAATCGGCTGCACCTCGATATTGCGCAGATGCCCCCATTTCAGCGCTTCATCCGGCCATGTGCTTGCTGCAACGCGTAGCGGCGCGAGGACCAGCGCGGGGCGTGTTTCTGCCCCTGCCATAAAGAGGTCTTCCAGCGCAGTGAGCGTTGCCACGGTTTTACCCATTCCCATCCCCGCCCAGATGTTGCCGCGCAGGGTTTCGATTTGGTGATTGATGATCAGGTCTTGATACGGGCGGGGGGTGAAAATTTGTCCCATAGTGTTTTAGCCAGTAGGGCGCGGGTAATCCCGCGCAATAATGTCAGATTAGATCGGTGTAGTAGGTGAAGTTGCCAAACTGCGGATGTCTCCAGCGCTTGCGGTTACCTTTCGGCGGTGTCGATTCGTTTAACAGCTTTTGAGCTGCTTGTTCGATCGCTGGGAGGTTAACGAGCAATCCCCGAACACCGGTGTCTGAACGTACCGGTATCCTGGCGAAGCCGATCAATTTCCGGCATGTTGAATCAGATAAACCTGTTTTCTATGCTGCTTTGCTGACGGGGACATATTCACCTTCAACATGAGATAAATTTGCTGGTGCGGCTGGTTGAGAATAGCCAGTTGCATCAAGACAGGCTTTCATTGTTGCTTCTGCTACGACGCGAGCAAGCCGGACGATGTCGTCGTTGATCTGAATTTTGGGTGTGGAAGGATGGGTAACAAGCGGTTGTACTTTACCTGTTTCCAGCTCACGCCAGCGCTTAACTACTTTATACCGGTCGTGGGCGCTATAACCAGTTACAAGCGTTGTGGAAAGGTCCTGATCGAGTAGTATTTCATCAATGACTTCGCGACCATTATAGATCTTCCTTTTGACTAAAAAGTCTTTATTTTCATGATGGTACATTTCTGTACTATGAAAACCCAACTGCTCAAGAAGTGCTTTAATATCGCGCACGACTATTTTATGTTCTTTGCTGGTAAGTTCTGCAATCTCGCGACTGCTCATCATCGGTTGCTTACCAGTGCCTGCTAGTGTTAAAGTTGTTTCGAACATTGAAGTATTCTCCATTCAGTAAAAGATGCGCTGGTAGCTGCAACTATCAGCGCGTTTTGTTTATTCATCCCACGGCTTGTTTGCAGCTTCCCTTGCGGCCTGCTGCGCAAAATAAATCAATTCAAAAGCTAACTGCTCTCCTTTTTCCAGCGAACTGAGAAGTCTCGCTGTTTCCAGCATGTCCGCGATATACCCGAAAATATCTGCCTGATGTAACTGCGTGATCTGAATAGCCATAGCGTTAACCTTGTTTTGTACTCATTGTGAGGACTTTATTAGTACTCACAATGAGGCTTGAAGTCAACATGTTTGTGAGGCATGTTGTTCTCACACTTTCAAGGGATCATATATGAGCAAAAGAGACGACCCGCAGTTGAGGGTACGCATACCAGAATTGCTAAAAGAGGCTTTGGAGAAGAAAGCACGGGCTAATAAGAGAACACTGACCTCTGAGATCGTTAGCCGGTTGGAATCTACTATTCTTCAGGACAAATTACTTCATACATCTAGGGGGTTTGAGGAAGCTGCTGATGAGATTCTCATACTCAGGGATCTTCTCGAGAAACTTAAGACAACGTACCATCGAGAGTATCAGGTCGAATGGGTTTATGAAAACAAATACGAGCTTATTGAAGTGATGGAAAAACTTAAGAAGTTGCTAAATCCTGAGAATGAATAGTGGATTCATCCTCTAAACTTTTACGTAACCGCCGGGTGATTTCGGCGGTTAGTGTTCTGTCGTTTTCTCTGGAAATTTTTTCCAGTGTGTCTTTCAAGTCTTGCGGGATGCGTACCCGCAATTGTGGGTCATCACGTTTACTCACAATATTCCCTCCAGATTTTTGCTATCCAGCACCACCACGGTAAAGCCCAGCTTTCGCAGACGTTCATGCTCGCGCAACTGGTCAGGCCGTGGTGGCTTGCCTGGCGCTTTGCATTCGACAAAGACGATGCGACCGCCGGGTAGCAGGACAATGCGATCCGGTACCGAGCGGCGACCGGGTGACACGAACTTAAAGGCGACCCCGCCAGCCTTTTTCACTTCGGCGACGAGGTGCTTTTCGATAAGGCTTTCACGTTCGTAGGCCATCATTCCACACCTTTGACGAAAATAACCCAGTGGGTTTTGTCGGCTTTTCCGGTTCGTTGCCATATGGCCGGCTTCTCGTCGGTCAGCGCCAAGATATTGCTTACCGGGATCTGCGTTTCGTTCCATTTGAATATGAGTACACCGTGGGGCCGCAATACCCTGAATGCTTCGGCGAAGCCGTCGCGAAGATCATCGCGCCATGTTTCTTTGTTGAGCCGCCCGTACTTTTTCCTCATCCATGCGTTATCGCCGACGCGCTCGAGGTGCGGCGGATCGAAAACGACGACAGGGAAAGTGTTATCGGCAAAGGGAAGGGCGCGGAAATCAGCTATAAGGTCCGGACTTATAACCAACTGGCGACCGTCGCAAAGCTCATGCTGCTCGGCGCGGATATCACTGAACACGGCGCGCTTGTCCTCCTTGTCGAACCAAAACATACGAGAGCCGCAGCACATGTCAAGAATGGTCTGCTCACAAGTCATCGCTCACCGCCTTACGCTTTTCGCGCATGTTCTGCATCAGACAAAAATCAGACCGGCGTTCGCTCCAGTCCTGATTCAGTTCGTTACGTGACTGGCGGTTAGCCTTGGCCCAGACCTTCGCTGCCCGGTCATATTCGCCGGACTGCTCAAGGCGCAAGGCCTCCCTCGCAGCCCGGTAATAAAGCGGACTGTCCCGATATTTAAATGACATAGGGGTTACTCCTGCTTTGCTTCGATTGGGCGGATGCTGCTCAGCACCAGACGAGTGCGGACACCGACAGCACCACCGCGGCGGCCAGTGTCTTTGTAGTAATACTCTTTTGGGCCAGCCACCCACGTTGTCGCGTTTTGATGCAATTGCACCTGCTTTTCACCGGTGCGGGTAATAACCGTTCCGGTATGCGTTTTGATTACAGTCATAGCGATTAATCCTTACGGTAGTGGTACGCCTCAAAACCGCCAGCGTTCAGTGGGATATCGGGCGCCCATTCGGGGTTAGTGGAGAGAAGCGCGGAAAGCGCTTTATCGTTGAAATCTTCTGTGTCAGGTGCTTCGGTGATCACCTCGTCGTGTACCGTCAGCACAATGCTGTAACCGGCATCTTCGATAAGCGGCATGTTTCCGGCCAGAACGTCGCGGGCGGCCGCCTGGGTGACGTTCTCTACCAGCTTTCCGCCGTAGGTTTTGAGTCGTTGCCATTTACGCGAATAAGAGTTAACACCCATATAGGTGATATTCCCTTTTTCGATAACCGGAGAGGGGTAGCATACAGCGCGTCCGGATGGTAGCTGTATGCGCAGCCACGCGCCATCGCGGCGGATTTTAAGATAACCGCAATACAATGTTTTTTGCGGTGTGGCGATTGCAGTGCGGACGGTGCGCTCCAGTTCGTACCAGAAATCGCAGGTCGCCGGGTGCGCCCTGCGCCACAGGCGCTTGAGCGAGTCACATGCGATGAATACACGCTCGGACAGGCCAAAGGTCGACTTACGTTTAACCGATTCGTTGTACCAGCTTTTCGCCTCGCGGATAACATCGCGGGGAATGTTTGGCAGTGCGGCGTTCGCCAGCTCGTCGAGATCGAGACCGTAAACCAGAGCAAAAGTGATGAAAGCCGATACACCACCTCCATAACCCAGACCGAGTTCCATGACTTTACCGATCTGACGCATGTGTTTATCAACATCATCTGGTGTAATATCGAAAGCTTTTGCATACGCCAGTTTATATAAGTCCGGACCCGTTCCGGCGTCGTACTCTCTGAATGCATTCAGTTTCCATTCTTCTCCCGCCAGCCATGCCAGCATACGGCCTTCAATGTTTGACAAGTCACTTACCACCAGTTTTTTGCCTGTTGGCGCGATAATGCAGCCACGTAACGCTGAACTGGTTAGTTCCATGATATTGTCAAACAGCAGGTCTGCACATCCGGCTTTCAGTGCTTCGATGCCTTCGTCTATTTGTTCCTGTTTTAGTGAAGGACGGGGAAGGTTCTGGGGCTGGAATAGCCGTCCGGCCCAACGACCGGTACGTGACGCTCCGCAGAACTGTAGCGTACCGCGTAAGCGCCCGTCGTGGCTTACGCCTTTCATCAGTGCCTTGTATTTACTGGTGCTGGTAGTACTGGCCTGCAGGCGGATAGCCAGCAGTTCTTTCACGGCAGATGGTAAATCGGGGTCGGCTATACGACGTTCCAGGGTACTGCGTTGCATGTCTGGTAGCTCCACACCGTAGGATTCAACGATGTGCTTAATCAACGCGTCCCGTTGTGTGGCTGCCTGCACTTCGCCATCAGTCATTTCCTGTGTACGCTTTGCCAAGCGCTTTTGCTCTTGGTCTACCGCTTCGATCGCAGCGCGCGCGAGTTGCATGTCCATGCAGACGCCCCGGTCGTTGATCTGCTGATCACGATGCCAGAGCGCCAGCTCTGTCCCCTGATAATTCCACTTCGGCAGACGTTTATAGACTTCGCGCATTGCCTCGATATCCAGTCCGGCGTAAGCAACAAAGCGCCGCCATTCTTCCGGGTGGGTTTTACTGGTGGCCCGACGCAGTTTGCTGTTTTTCGGGCGTGGCTTACAGAACAGCTGGATCAGCGCTTTACCTTCTTTGTCCTTCGCTTTGTCTTGCGGGACGCCTAGTACTTCGCAGAGTTCCCCCAGAGACCCCGGGAGACCGTGCGCCAGCGCCTGAACCATCGTGTCGCGCCAACGTTCGACTGGCGGTGCCAGTCGCGGCATTGCATAACGCAGAACGGTGCGGTCGAAGTGAGAGTTATGGAAATAAAGCAGGGTTTCAGGGGCTGCGATTGCTTCGTATAAGCCGTGTGGAATACCACCACCGGCAGTGATATCCCACACGTTTACTGGCCCGTCGTTGATAGCCCATGCGAAAAGCATCACTTCAACGCCTTCGGCATACGCATGGGTACCGTTGTTGATCGGAATGTCACAATAGGTTTCCAGGTCGCCCCATAGTATATTGGACATTGTATTTACTCCGAAGAATTAGCTACATGGATACGAAAGATATTATCTCACTTGTTGGAGTCATAATTTCAGCCATAACTGCACCAGTCGGTGTTTATAAGTTATTTAAAGATGCTAGTTGGTTTTTACCGAAAACAACAAAATTCTCGCATATTCTGAAGAATTATCCGGAGCATATTGAGCCTTCTGATGTAGAGTTTATGAAGGCAGAAATCAAAAGAGAAGTTAAAAAAAGTATATTAGGTATAAGTAGCCAGAAATTAAGAACGTTAGTTATTTATGTCAGAACGTATTCTGAATTGAAAATGCCGTTTTGGCAGTGGGGTTATTTAGCACCCCATATTCAGTGTAAATACGATAGATTCTTTATACGCTACAAAGGTAAATACAAACGATGTCGCTGGTGTTCTAAAGTTGTTTCTATCTTTTATTTGGCTGATGGCTTGATATTTTTCTGTTGGTCGTTAAATTATGGCGCTGTTTTTATAGGAATGGGCGCTGTTTTAATGTTGCTGTGTATATGGATGGCTTTTATGTTTTGGTTTCTTTTTCCGGGACGAGGCGTTATAAAGAAGTATAATTCCCAATTATTGAAAATAGATGCAAGTAAGTATCAGGCCAAATGATATTACAGGTCTGATACTTTGCTTTTTTAAATCAGTGTTTTCAGACAAAACGAAGTCCTCCGTAAATTAAACGGTGATAAAAAGCCCCTGGCTGAGCAGGGGCGAACTGAAGGATTAACGAGGTAAAGTGGGTGGGATATATCTGCCGATGCGGTCTTCTATGGTCGGCAGAATGCACATGCTGTCGCTGAAGCGGTCATGCAACTGGTAAACCAGTTTCGAATCCATTTTTTCGAGAGCAGGCATTAACTGCGCCCGCCAGATTTCGTTGATGCGCCGGAAGTTATGACAGACGGCGCGGAGATTGTTGATGAACATTTCCTTCTCTGCGTCACTGACTGCTGGCTGCGCTTTCTGAATGCGTTTCGTGCTGCCATTCCGGTAGAAGCGTTCCTGAGCTGCAACAGCCTCACCCACGGTTGGATAGCACCCGACGTAAACGCTTTTCTCTCCGTCCCATGCATAAGCCCTGTACGGATTGTATTTGCTCCGGTGATGGTAAACCATTTTCGGCAGACACTCCCTGTGCGGCGCCAGTATCGTGGAGGATTGCGGAACAGCGGTTTCTTTCTCGATAAGGTCAAGCACCCAACGGCGGAATTCTTTTGCTACCGGAGTTGTTGCGAACATAGCTACCAGGTGGGCACCGCGGAGGGAGAAAATGCGGCGCGAGGCCTGTAAATTCCCCGAGGTAACCATTTTGATTACCTCGGACATGCCGAGAGTGAACTCATCCGTGTTGCGGGTGTAAATGTTAGTTACGCTGCGAGCATCCGAATATTCCAGCGCGGTAGCTAGGGTAGCCGCAGTAAACCAAGTTTTGCCGTTATGTTCGATCGTTTCGAGAACGTGGGATTTGAATACGATTTGGGTACTCATGACGATTTTCCTCTTAACTGAGTTAATCGCCACCATCAGGTGCTAATCATCGTGGTGGCGAACTGTGCGGGGTTAGCACTACCGGGTTAAGAGGAACCGGCGCGGATTTCTCCGCCCCCACACAGCCCGCCATAATGCGAACGTGGCAAAGCTTGCGACAATAAAAAAGACGCTGGCGCGTCTGGTGTCGCCTCTTAAACTTCCGGGGTGCTAATCCCGATCTCCATTTGGGAGATTCGGTGAGCATAAACCGGAAGGGGGCGATGAGTCAATATCGGGGTAGCAGGGCGACTGGGTGCTAACCAGAACAATACAGGTAGCTCCGGGCATATTCCCCTTTGCAAAAACACCCGGCGTTTAACCGGGCGTCTGTGAAGCAGGATTAAATCAGTGCTTCAGCATCAGCACCTTCGCTGATATCGTCGAAATCGTCAGCGCTTGCCACTCCGCCGCCAGCGAATGCATCGCCGTCTCGCAGGAACTGGACTCCGCCGAGTGAGGCATTAATGCGTTTACCGAAATTATTGTCCTGTGCCCAGATATCGATAACGGCGTTTACATAGCACCCTGCATAGGGACGTCCATCAGCCTGAATTAGTGGCGAACGATCGCGATCAAGAACAGCTGGGCGCGCTTTGTTAGCAGCGTTCAGGAAGAAATTGCCGGGGAAGCCTTCATACTCTGCTTTTTCATCACCATCATGCAGGCACAGATTGAGTTTTTTCTCCAGCTGGTTATAAATGGACTCCCACTTCTCCCCCCATTTTTCCTTCGCTACCTGCTTCATAGCTTTACGGATTTCTTCCAGTTGTGGGTGTTTGGGAGACATTAAAAATACTGCGGAGAAACGCGGATCGCCTTCGCCGTTTACAGTTTTAGCTTCAAACAGAGCAGGAAAAGCTAATCTCACGTTATTTAATTTAATCTTCATGAAAGTCTCCTTTAATCAGATGAGGTCTGCGGCGAGCGTATCGTCGGATACGTCGTCGAAATCATTTACAGGGTTGATATTGAGTGCGGGGCGTGGGTCCGACTCGGGAACGACGGTTGGTTTACCATCAGCTCGTGTTATCAGTGCCTCGACTTTTGACCAACGGCGCGGACTGGCCTTTTTGATAAGTTTTTCGGCTTTGGTTGGGCTAATCAGCTTAAGATCGAAAACCTCCTCGGTTTTATAACGGAACTGGTCTTTCAGCAGCGCGCGGGCGGCTTCTTCATCACTCCAGGCCCGGTTACCTTGTTTTCCTGTTACCAGTTTAAACCCCGGTACCGGATGTCCGGCATTGAGTTCATTGTGAACCCGGTCCCGTACTGCCTTTAGCCAGGATTCAATAAAGTCGGCCTGACTATAGATCTCCGCAAGCTGCTCAATGGTTAACAGAGGTACACGTGCGCTGGCATTGGTGATTATTTCGCTGACAGGCTTTGTCAGATCTTCAAAATCGCTGGCCGCTGTTTGTAAATGCTGCATTTTCTGGGCAGTGCAAATAGCTTTTGCTTTACAGAAGCGGCACTGTTTTTCTCCAGGTATGAAGTTTTCCAGCGGTAGTGTCTCAATGCCTTCGCATTCAGCAATATTGAGAACAAGGATCGCACTGGTTGCGGCCTCCAGTGCCCGTTCACCGAAAGACTGAAGTTCCTGTACGGTTAAAGACCATTCTGAAACGTGGTTGAGCCTTGGCTGGTGAATAAATAATCTTACAGTCTCAAAGTCATACAGCATGCTGAATTGTTCGAGAGCACCCAGAGCATACAGTTGTAGTTGCTCATTTTGTTCTGCATCAATGCGGACGCCTTTGCCATATTTCAGGTCGTGGATTTGTAATTCGCTACCAGCAATGATTATGCCGTCGGCAGTTCCGAAAGATTCTTCCACACCCGTTATATGTGAGAAATCAACACGTTGTTCAACCAATAGTTCATTATTCTTTGCAAGAGTCCAGACCGTATCAACATACCGGCCGACGGCTTCGACCATTTCATCATCCACCTGTGGGCCAGATGTATCATCAGGATTTTCGCGAAGGGGGTATGAGCCGAGAAACATAGAAACATTGCATCCGGCGTAGTGTTCCGGGTGGCTTTGCCTGTTTCGTAGAACTTTTTCAGCAAGCGCGTGCGCTGCAGTGCCCTCGATTGCAAAAGTTGTTTCTTTATCCGGTTGTGTGGCCTCCAGCGCCAGACTACCCGCACACCTTAGCCAACGATGTGCAGATGATGGAGAAAGTTGTGCATGAACGTCTGGCATGATTAACCCTCCAGTGCTTTTTCAGCCAGGGTGATTACTTCAGCGAGATTTTCATCCGTTACTTCACCAAGTTTCCTGGCTCCCTGTTTTTCCAGAATTGCAATAGCTTCTGCCCGGTAACCCCCTTTTGCTAACTGGAGGATCAACCCTTCAGCTTGTTTGCGTAGTGCCGCGAAATCAATTGTATGGTCATCTTTGGCGTCATTATTCTGGCTGGAATTTGCTGCGTCTCTGCGTGCAAATTCTTCCTGCAGCTGAAGGTACTCAACACGGTTGATCTCGATATGGCCTTTTTTCAGCATCTCGTTCAACTTGCGTAAGGTGTGGAGTTCACTGGCTGCTGTGCCGGATACATTTTTGACGTAAAACGGCCCCGTGCGTTCTCCATCTTTGTTACTGGCCCTTTTCGGCTTAACTTCATCACGCCCATCTGCAGGTGCATCAAGTAGCTGCTCGGCAAAAGCACGTCGCTCGCCGATGGTTGGCAGGTCGTCCCAGAACTTAAGAATGTTACGGGACAGGTCCAGGAGAGCAGGTTTAAGCAGCGCCCTGGCTCGTTTGACGCCCTGTAATGCGCTGTCGAGAGCATCAATCTGAACTACTCGTTTATCGCCTTCAGCATCACGGTAGGCAACAGCACGTTGCAGCATGTCTTCTGTGATAGGGGTGGCTACCGGGTAGAAACCAGCCAGTGCGATAACGTCGCTGAACTCCAGATCATCCAGTGTCATTGCCGCTGACATGTTTTCAGCTTCAGTTGCTGTATCCCGACATTCCTGCACTCGTGAAATCGTGTCAGGATGCATAACAATACCTGATGCCATTGTGCGGATAAGACGTTCAAGCAGCGCATTATGTTGTGCCAGAAGTTGATTATTAAGTTCGAGACTGGTTTCTAAACTCATACTGTGGTCCTCGCTACAAGGAGAATGAAAGTGATGATCAGACCGAGCGCAGTGGCAACGGCCAGACCGGTCATCAAATCGAAGTTTTTACGGCGATAACGGAGAACATCGCGCCCCGTCAGTCGATAGAGGTGTTCAGGTTTCATTGGTTGTATTCCTTTTTTCATATCGGGGAGCACGCTGTTGCGAGTGCGCTTTCAGACATAAAAAAGCCCGTCACGTGAGGCGGGCAAAGACTACACACAGCAATTACATGGATGATTCAGTTGGTATTGTGCGTACGAGGTACCACAAGGTTGAAGCGGACACGCCAGTGCGTTGCAATGGCGTACAGGAAAGCACCACATTCAGGGCAGTGCTCATAACATTCGTTGATTTGGTATCGTTCAGGCTTTGGTGCCTGAAGTTGTGCTTGGCAAGCAGGGCATTCACCTTTGAGCGGTTTATATGTTTTCACACCGTTTCCTCATTCAGTTCTCTTTGGTGGTTCGGCTGCTGCGGTCTGAGCGTTTTACTTGTGCATGATGTTTTCCTCCATTGGTTCAGACGCCCCATCATCGGGGCGTTTCAATTTGCGTGACTTATCAGCTCGTCGCGGTGTTGTCCTCTACGCTTACCGTACGCATACGGACTCGGCGCTTACCTCGATCCCATCGGGTGCCATTTCATTTTGCCAGGAGTACTGCGGCTTACCTGTCACGCGGTTCAGTTTGTTAAAGAGCGATTACTTATTGCGGTTAAAAATACAAGCAAACCTGTAAGTGCGTCAACAGGTATTCTGGTAATAAAATGCATTATTAACCTAATTACTTGTTTTTACAGGTAATAAAAAAAGAGGGCCTAAGCCCTCTTTGTTTAGTAGTCAGGATGCGATTATCTTTTTCTGCGGAATATGCGATGTTCTACCATTGTCCCTATGATCTTAATTGGTTTTTCCCAGGAGCGACAAATAGGGTAATCACTATTCAATGGAACAAGTTCAAAGTCTTCCTCACCCTTAGCGCCAATCCCTACCGGGCGGTATTTTTTGAACGTTGCTTCGTGGCTACCGTTACATGCCGCAACGAATTCACCAGGAGTAGGGTATACGTCAGTGTCAATTATAACGATGTCCCCCTCTTTAAATTCAGGTTCCATTGAATCCCCACGTATACGTAGCGCAAATGAACTTTCTGATAGCTCAGCCGTGGTGAGAATGTATTCGAAATCACCTTCTTCACGAAGTAGCTCAGCGCTTGTGAAAGCCCCTGCTTGTACGTAGCTTAGAACAGGCACCCTTCGGGCTCCGTAGTTGAAATCTGTAACAACATCGCCCCCAAGAAGTAGCCATTTAGGATCGCATTCAAGAGCTGACGCTAAAGCAAGAAGATTGCGTGGTTTAAGTGTTTTCCCGTTCTCTATAGCTTCAATCGACTGCTGGCTAATGCCCGCTCGTTTCGCAACTTCGACCTGAGTTAAGTTTAGTTCTGTTCTGCGTTTTTTAGCTCGGTTGGCAAGATTCATGTTGACTCCTTTTCTGTCATTGATGATTACAGATACTTCTGTATTTGACAAACAAGGTTGCCTGTGAGGTAATTACAAGTAAACCTGTAATAATGAGGGCTTACTCAATGACCAGTTCTACCCTTGCTTCACGTATAAAGGAGCGCCGCAAAGCTTTAGGTATAACCCAAACTTCATTGGCTGAAAGTGTTGGCATGCGCCAGCAGTCTGTTCAATACCTTGAGTCAGGACGCGCCACCCGTACCGGTTTCATCCTTGAATTGGCAAAAGTTCTGAAATGCGATCCTGACTGGCTATTAAACGGCGAAAATTCAGAGCAGCAAAAGGTGTAACCCATGCCTGATAACAAACCCTGGGGAGCTACGCCCGATGAGTGGTTCCACTTCGATCTGGTGTTGGGGATGACAGACAGGCTTTTACCTGTGGTGTCCAATCCCTGTGCAGAACTGTCGCCTAATAGCAAGCTGTCTCATAATTTCGGCAAAACTCCCAGTCGCTACAATGGCCAACGTAAGGTTGTTGGTATCCCCGACTGGGCTAACTATGTTGTTACGGAAAACGATTTTTCCCGGTGGTCGAACGAACCCGATTACGGTATTTGCGTTCGTACTGGCGACGGGGTGGTGGCTCTGGACTGCGATATCAATGACGCCGGGATGCAGGAGATCGTACGCAATATTATCCTGTCATGCCTGGGGGAACTTCCGCCACGTCGCTGGCGGGCTGACAGTCATAAATGCCTGTACCTGATTGCTGTTGATGGCGACTACCGTAAACGTGGTCACCGCCTGGAAGGCGAAAACAAACAAATAGAGCTGCTCGCTAAGGGCCAGCAGTTTGTGGCTTGTGGTACCCATCCGGCAGGCGAACGTATTCAGTGGGACTGCGGTTTGCCCGGCGAACCTCTGAAAATTACATCTGAACAGCTCGAAAGCCTGTGGCAGCGTCTGGCGGATAACTTACCCGTGAAAGACAGCTATACCGCAGGTGCAGGACGTCAGCGTGACCTTTCCTGTGTTGATCCTTCCGCGACAGATGATGTCGCCGACTGGCTTGACGCGAACGGGTGGACTCTGTCAGTCAGCTCTGATGGTTCCCGCAATCTGAAACCGTTTCGGGATGAGTCAGAATACAGCGACGGTTGCAGCGAAACATCCATTAAGTATTTCCCAAAAGGGACGGGGGGATTTGAACAGGGACATTTTAAAAGCATGCACAACACCGATGCGGGGCTTACTGATGCCGACTGGCTGGATGCATACGGCTACCGCGTGGCGGACTTCGAAGATTTGACAGTGGCTGAAGATGGCGATAAGCCTGAGTATCTTCCCTGGCCTAAGTTCAGTCGTGATAAGAATGACCGGATAGAAGGTACCGTTACCAATGTGCTGCTGGCGCTGCGGCGACCGGATCTCTGCGGTGTACAAATCCGCCTTGATGAGTTCCGGGACGAGATAATACTGACCACTCCACGGGGGAAAAACCTGCGGTTGCGTGATGAGTTTTATACCATGCTGCACTCTAGGCTCGAATGTCTGGGATTCAAGAAATTTGAAGAGGCAGCGATCAGGCGTGCGGTGCGCCTGGTCGCGTATGAAAACCGTTTTGATTCGCTTAAAGACTGGATTGCCAATCTTCCTGCATGGGATGGTGTTCCCCGTATAGATACTTTCTTCTGTCGGCACTGGGGTATCGAGGCCAACGCCTACACCCACGCAGTCGGGCGCTACTGGTGGACTTTGCTCGCGGGTCGAGCTCTGGTTCCTGGCATTAAAGGGGACATGGCTGTGATCCTTGTCAGCCAACAGGGTAAGAACAAGTCCGAAGGTATCCGTGCAATGGCTCCAACCCCTGAGCATTACATGGAACTGGACTTCGGTAAGAAGGGAGAGGAGCGCATTCGTGAGATGCGAGGGCATAACGTTATTGAGCTTGGTGAGATGCGCGGTATGGATAAACGGGGTATTGGTGATGTTCGTGTCACCATATCCACCCGTGCAGACCGCAACCGCGGGTTGTTTCGGGAGCACTATGTCACTTTACCGAGGCGTTGCGGTTTTATTGGTACTTCTAACTCCGATACGCCATTGACAGATACCGAAGGTAACCGCCGTTGGTTGCCGATGACGATACCGGATGAGACTGACGGCAAGTTTATCGCTCAGGGTATCGCTGACGAAAAAATACAGCTTTGGGCTGAAGCAGTCGCCGTTTTTAAACGTGATGGCATCGCATGGGAGAACGCTGAAACACTGGCTAAGTCTATTCTTGGGGATTATGAGGTCAAAGATGAGGTCTGGATGTCATGCGTCGCTGAGTGGTTAGAGTTGCCACAGGATCTGTACGATATGGCTGCCGACGGCACGAAAAAGAACTGCGAACGCGTCCCCCTTACGTCAAAAGACGTATTGGTCGAGGCGATTGGCTTCAAAGCCCCCCAGGTAAAACGCAGTGACGAAATGAAAATTGCAGCAATCATGAAGAAGCTTGGTTACAAAAATAAACAGTTGCAAAGTTTACCGGGTAAGCCTCGCAGCTGGGAAAAATGCAAATAACTACAAGTTTGTAGATTTTTGCAGGTTGTTACTCAACCTACTCAACCTCACAAGGGTAGGTTGAGTAAGAAAAATGGTATTAAAATCATGATATTACTCAACCACTCAACCTACTCAACTATTTTATATAAATATACGCGTGCGCGCACGCATGTATGTAAGAATTTTATTTTTCCAAAAGGTTGAGTAGGTTGAGTAAGAGTATGATTTTTATGTTTTTTAGGTTACTCAACCTTTTGCCCGTAAAAAAAGGTTGAGTAAAGAAAACTTGCAGAAAATCACAAATAACCAAACGGAGTAAAAACATGAATACAACCTGTGCAAGATTACCAAGTGCGGATACGTTAGCGGAACAGGCAGCAAAAACGGCAAGTGGGTGGATGTCAGACGCCGTAATAGCGATAGATGAGCTTTTTGGAAAGGGCTATGCGAAGCAACACCCTGAATTAGTTGCTGCCTTTATGCAAACAGCGGGCTTAGATGAAGCTGCAATGCACTTACGGGGACTTGTGTTAGCTAACCAACGGATTGATGACACACTGGAAGTGCTTTCGGAGCATATTATGCTGCTTAACGAGCCCCAATAAACCCGATGCGGATAAACAGACGTAGTTCTCAGAAAATTTTTTCGTAGCAAAACGTAGAGGCCAGCGTTATGCGTAGAGATATGCAACTTGTTCTGGAGCGGTGGGGGCGATGGGCGGCGAGCGAGGAATACTGTTCAATGGTTGACTGGCCCTCAATGTCGGTTACTTCCCGGGACGTAACCGATAGTGGCAAACCCGGTTGCTCTGACGAGGACGGAGCGGTGATTGATACCTGCATCGCGCATATGAGTATGGTTTGCCCGTACGATGATTTGCTGATCCTGGGGTTACGTTTTATAGGCGGCCTCTCAACGCGTGCAATTGCTGAGGCGATAGACCGTAGTCATCTTAGCGTACGGACATCCCTGAAGGCGTCTGAAGCATTTCTGGAAGGAGCTCTGACTCTGCAGGGAGTAAGGTTGGATATGGATCCTGAAGTTGTACTACCTGAAAGGGTTGTGTGCGCACAAAAAAATATGTTATGGTTATAGCGTCTATAATTGTATGCTTACTGCTGAAAGGTTCCGATAACACCGGAACCTTTTTTCTTGTCTTCTGCTGGGAAAAATTAATAAAACAGGAAAGAAAAACATGACATCGCACTGGTTCAGTGTCAGCCAGTGGCAGTTACCAAACGAGGATGATTACAGAAAACTTCATGCGTTGTTAGCTCAGCCGGACAGAGCAATTGCCTTCTAAGCAATCGGTCACTGGTTCGAATCCAGTACAACGCGCCACATTGATTTTTCTGTCTCGCTTCGGTGGGCCTTTTTGTCGCTGAAAAAGAAAACAACGGGTGGTTAGCAGAGTATCAGTTAATCATTGAAATTTTTAAATGCCTCACAATTTCGTAAGTTGATGATTGTCTGGCTGATGGCGAATTTGTTAAAAATCGCATCGCATGGCGAATCCCCCTGTGCGGAGGGGCGACTGGTGAAAAATCCTTACTTGTGATTCATTATCGACGCGGGTTCGGTGGCACCGGGCCGAACTCACCGGGAGGCACCCGGCACCATGTACATCATGATACAGATACGCAGCGTCAGCCCCTCTCCGGAGGGGCTTTTTTATGGATAAAAAAAGCCCGCGCCAGGAGACGCGGGCGGCAAGGAATAAACAACAAAACGTGAAGTAATATTTCAGCTGGCGAATAATACCCGACAGTAATCACTCTGCGCAACTGCGCGGCCTTTTTCGTATTGCGGGCTGTAGTCTTCCTTCTGTCATTGTCCTTTAACTTCCGGACCTCAGCCCGCTCTTTATCTGATTCAGTACACTATCCCGGCCGGGAGGATTCATGACATTTAAACACTACGATGTGGTCAGGGCGGCGTCGCCGTCAGACCTTGCTGATGCACTTGCTCAAAAAATTCGTGAAGGATGGCAACCATACGGCGGGCCGTTTTCTTCGTATACGGATGATGGCGCAGCACTTATTCAGGCGATTGTCGCAGAAGGTGATGTGAGCACACCTGTTGTGGTGAAGCCGACAGGTGGAGAAGGTGCAGTAATCAGCGCCACCAGCGACCCCGAGTATTACTTTGTTGTGGTTCTGGCGGGGCAGTCAAACAGCATGGCATATGGTGAAGGCCTTCCGCTGCCGGAGACATATGACCGTCCGGACCCGCGTATTAAGCAGCTGGCGCGCCGCAGTACGGTGACACCGGGTGGTGCCGCCTGTAAGTATAACGACATTATTCCGGCGGACCATTGTCTGCATGATGTGCAGGACATGAGCCGTCTTAACCATCCGAAAGCGGACCTGTCAAAGGGGCAGTACGGAACCGTGGGGCAGGGGCTGCATATCGCCAAAAAACTGCTGCCGTTTATACCGGCGAATGCGGGCATTCTGCTGGTTCCGTGCTGCCGTGGTGCTTCGGCATTCACAACGGGTGCAGACGGCACATACAGCGAATCAGCCGGTGCATCGGAAAATTCACTGCGCTGGGGTGTGGGTAAGCCGCTGTATCAGGATTTGGTGAGCCGGACTAAAGCCGCACTGGCGAAGAACCCGAAAAACCGTCTGCTTGCGGTGGTGTGGATGCAGGGAGAAGGTGATGCGGCAGTGGGGACGCATGCGCAGCATCCGGGGCTGTTTAGTGCGATGGTGAATCAGTTCAGAACGGACCTTGCCGGTCAGGCATCACAGAGCACAGGAGGCAGCGCATCAGCGGTACCGTGGGTTTGCGGGGACACAACGTATTTCTGGAAGCAGCGTCATGCGGAAGGGTATGCATCAGTATACGGAGGGTATAAGGGTAAGGAGTCGCAGAACATTTTCTTTGTACCGTTAATGACGGATGAGAATGGTGCGAATGTGCAGACCAATGACCCGGCAGAAGACCCGGACCTGGAAGCCGTCGGTTATTACGGTTCAAAGTGGCGTAATGACCAGAAGACCTGGACATCTGTGGACAGGGCCAGCCATTTCAGTTCATGGGCTCGCCGTGGGATTATTTCCGACCGTCTGGCAACGGCGATTCTGGTGCATGCCGGGAGAACCGCTGAATTCATTACCGGAAAACAGCCTGATACGGTGAAGCCCACCGGACCTTCCGGTGAAGGCCCGGAGAGAGAGCCGGAAGCCCCGGTCAGTAACCGAACCCTGATGAGTCTGCTGGCGTCCGGTGAAGACCTGGCATCACAGGGCTGGCGCTATTATCACAAACCGGCGAGCGGAGACAGTGTTGATAAAAACATCGCTGAGGCCGTGGTCAGTGATGAGGGTGCCACCGGTGGTAAGGCCCTGCAACTGAACAAACCGGAAAGCCACATCTGGTTTCTGGAGCATGATGCCGCCGGGAAGGGGGCAGAGTTGCTGAAGAAAGGCGGACGTGTGAGCGTGCGGTTTAAGGTGCCGGGCGCACTGGTGCCGAATCAGTTTGCCCTGGGTATTTACTGGCAGTTGTCGTCCCTGCCGGAGGGAGTGACGCTGTCAGAGGAAGGCAACGACATGCTGATGTCCTTCTTCCTGCAGACGGATGCGACGAACCTGAACGCGATGTACCACAAGAAGCAGAATGCGAAGCTGGATACGTTCGGGGTCTTTGATAACGGATGGCACACACTGGCTTTTGAGTTTGCCGGAAACAACAGCATTCAGGTGACGCCGGTACTGGATGAGAAACGGGGTACACCGTTCACACTGGTGAAATCTCCGGCATCAGGGGCGGCGGACAAACTGCAACTGACAGGCATATCAAAGGCGGCGACATATACGCTGCTGATTGACAGTGTGAAGGTGGAAGTGAACAACGCGGATGCCGCGGCATGATAAAAAAAGCCGCCAGTTGCCTGAGACCTCTGGCGGTGTGAGATTCATGGAGAATCAAGGAAAGATACTACCACTTTCGTCATCGGCATTTTTAAATGAAAACTGTTTACTTAGTCAACCATAACGGTAAGAAATTATGACATTTATTCATCAGGTGATGCTGTACTTCTGTACGGCGGTCTGTGTGCTGTATCTTCTTTCGGGTGGGTACAGGGCTGTGCGCGATTTCTGGTGCAGGCAGATTGATAAAAGGGCCGCTGAGAAAATCAGCGCCAGTCAGTCAGCCGGAAGCAAACCCGAAGAGCCCGTTACTCCTTAACAACCCCTTTCAGCGAGAAAATCCCATGTCAGAAATCACATCCCTGGTCACTGCTGAAGCAGTGAAGGAAGTCCTGCGCTCTGAAGAAGTCCTGAGCGCACTGAAACAGAAACTCCGCCAGAACCTTGAGTCGCGT